CTAATGATAGACTTACATCCTGATATCAGTCTAGTAGTGGCATTTCCTGGCAACGAAGGAACTAAGGATATGACAGATAGAGCTAGAGCTGCTGGTATGAATATTGATGAAGTAGATAAGCGCTAAAGTTTTTCTAACAAGTGACGATAAGGTAAGTACGAGGTGAATCATGTCATTCGAACTTAATAAGTTTTACAAGTGCAAGAACGGCAAGGTAGCAGAGATCATACAGATAGGACAGAGAGATAAATTGTTCTATACAGGACCGCGTACCATGGAATTCAAGCCAGTAAAGTACTTCTTTGCAAAGATAGACGACAAGCGAGTTTACTTTAACGAAGAAGGTAAGGCTACGTCTTTTCTAGACACACCTTATGATGGGCTAGATATCGTAAGCAAAGAGCCTGTAGAAGTAGAGGTTATTATCTAATGTCTAAGTTCAAACTAACATTAAAAGACATCCAAGACATCAAGGAAGCTTCAGAAAAGTCTGAGTTAGACAGGGCTATTATTTATATCCATCTATGTGAGATTATTGAAGAACAGAACGAAGCTCTCAAGTACTACGCAAAGATGACCGATCTGAACAGTCTAAGTGTTATTCGTAGGATGGCATTTCAGAATGTCGGTAAGGTGGCAAGAGATAACTTATTAGAGGATGGTTATGAAGAAACTGAGTCAGTCTGATATTTCAGAATTGAAGCACGCCGCCGAACAAGCTAGTCCTGACTGGATTGGTAAGTTGGCAGGCGGAGGAACGGATATCGCATACTTCGAAGGTGGACACAAGATCGTAAGGAACGACGGCGTAGAGTGTTATCATACTGCGAGATACATCAGTGCAGCCAGTCCTGAAACTATCCTTGCCATCATCGACAGGATGAAGAAGTTAGAGCAGTCAGTTATAGACCTGCTGGCAGAGAATGGTCAGTTGCTTGGGTTGTATGACGAGCCAGAAACAAGAGAGCGTCCGAAACGCAAGGAGTTCGCTGATCTAGAGCTAACAGACGAGGATATGTGGTGAGATTTGCAAGAGACAAGAAAAATATTATCAAGCACTTGTCGAAATTGTACAATGTTAAGTACAGACTTAAGAATCTCAAAGATACTGGAGGCTTGGCTAATCTAGAACTAGAGATTATAGAAGTCAACAAAGAATTTGGTATGCCCTCAAAGAAGAGGGAGATGGATGTGTTCATCTCTACTATCTTTCATGAGGTGTGTCACATAATCGCAACAAGAAATCGTAAGTATGCTATGTATCACAACAGCGACTTAGATAGTCAGAAAGATATCGACTTATTCAGGCGCTATGCTCTTAGGGCAGAATTGTATGTAGACAAGATGGCCCAGAAGATGTGCAAGAAACTCTTTCCAAAAGTTAGGTATAACAAAACCTACAGAAGCAAGAGAGAGAGGGAATACCTGAAAAAATGGCTGGACAGGTATCCTAAAAAGTACTATAAAGAAGTACCTATTACTTTTAATATGGGTGAACAATGACAGGTAAAGTGTTAGAATTTAAGAAAAGTCGGCTTGCTCAGATGGTTTATAAGAACTCCTTCGGGGTTAACCTGCCGCCAGAGACGGTCCAGTTTATCAGGTTTGCTACGGCTACGCTGTTTAACACCAACGCAGCGCATGTAGCTATCGTCAAGGAAGGCGATAAATACGTAGTATTATCAGCTCCTTATAAGTTAAACGGTGTTACAAGAAAGGTGTCATACCTCAATCCTTTCAAGTACTTGTATTATAAAATGTTTTCTAGTATAGTCATTATGGGAACTGTGTGTAAGGCTCCGGATGTAGAACAGTATATCGCTGTGAATATCGGTGATATTGAAGTAAAGTTCGTCCGTACATTGCCACAAATCCCTTCTTACAAACTAGAAGAGATCTTAAATGAGCAAAAAAACACCACCTCAATTACCAAGTAGTGTAAACGCTACTCATAACAAAGAGCATATCCTCAATAAGCTAAACGAATTTGCCGGCAATCTGTCGGAAGAAGAGATAACGAGAGCTAAGCACTGCATAGAAGTAGACAGGATCTTAGTACTGTCGCCAAATATCGAAACAATCCTATACAGCTCTTTCATCTTAGGTAAGACACTGACAGAAGTCGCAGAACACCACGCATATCCTGTCGAGATGGTTGTTCTAACTGCCCTTCATTACAACTGGTGGAAAAGGGAGCTACGAGACTCGAAAGATTCTAGGGTAGAAGGTATCGAACTAACAGCTAACTCGATAGCTGAAAGCTGTCTTCTTATTATCAGCGATGCGGTAAAGAAGCAGATGCAGGAGATCTCGAGCGGTAAGGCAGACAGCAGAACTTCGCTAGAGCTGGTGGCGATGGCAATGAAAGAGATGAAGGGCGTCGCTTCCTTTATCGGCTCTATGAAAGAGAGTCAGAAACTGATGAACGCTTCTAATCCGTCTAAACCGATGGTTCAGATATCAAACCAAACACTTAACGTAGCAGGACAGCAGCAGACTAAGTCGGAAGTTGTTTCAGACGATAAAAAGTTGTTGCCAACGTCTGCCGAAGACCGTATAAGGGATCTTGAAGAGATCGAAGCATTAGGAAAATAATCCTAAAGTATTTTTTAAAGTCGCCGATAAGTATTTTGTGAGTTAAAAGAGGAGTTTTTATGAAGTACCTAGTTGGTTTTGTTCTATTCATATCTAACCTAGCATTAGCTGGTGGCGATGGCATTCCTGTCATCGTTCAAGAGCCTGTCAAAGAACAGTGTGTACCTGTAAAGAAAGAGCCATGCTCAAAACCAGTAAAGAAGACCAAGCCTGTTGTAAAAGCGCCAGTCAAGGTTGTTCAGAAGAAAGATCCGTGCTGTGATGCTGGCAGCGATGTTACTTCTGTCTCTAAGGCAGTGACTGGAAACCAGACTGTCAACATTAATACTGCTCCACAGCAGCCAAATACGGTGCGTGTAATCGAACGTATTCAGGTTCGTACAAAACGCGTGACTAAAGAAGTTAACGTCTCTAATCCTAACCGTATCCAGATCTTACTTGGTGCATCTAAGACTAAGTTAGAAGTAGAGCAAGATAATTGTTGTAACCTAAAAGCAGATAAGGTATATGAGTTTGATGTAGGCATCCAGTACTTGCGTGACTTTGGAGGGTTTACTGGTTCGTTGATGGGAACCATGAATGGTAGCGTATTTGTTGGTGTCGGTGCAAATTTTTAATCCACAGAAAGGGATTGCATGAAGAAGTTACTTGGTTTATTGGCAGTGTGTAGTATGTTTCTAGGTGCTTGTGGCAAGAACAGCATCACGGTTACTAAAGAAGATCCTAACAGTCCTGAAAAGCTAGAAGGCTTAGAGCTTGTTTGTTCAAGTTCGTCGAATGGCAACAGCCTGTCTTGCACGACAGGACAGACATTGCCACTGCCACCAACTTTTCCTAACTCTAAAGACTGTAATCAGTGTATCACCAAAGTAGAAGGCGGCGTCGCAACTGTTAAGTGTCCTAACGGTCTACAGTTCTCGTTTACCTTAATTAAAGGTGATAAGGGTGACAAAGGTGATAAGGGCGATAACGGCAAAGACGGCAGTTCTTGCACAGTTACTCTTGATGGCTGGGTAAAGTGCACAGACGGTAGTTCTTACAAACTTCTTCAAGGGCCAAAAGGCGATAAGGGCGATACTGGAGCTAAGGGCGACAAAGGTGACAAGGGTGATAAAGGAGCAACAGGAAACACTGGCGCAACGGGCGCTACGGGAGCAACTGGCCCTCAAGGCCCTGCTGGTAAAGATGGCAAGGACGGCGGATCTTGTCATGTAAGTGTCAACAGCTACGGACAAACAGTAATTACTTGCGACGATGGCTCTACAGAAGTAGTGACAGGCTGCGGCGGTTACGGATGCTGGTCATTTGGCGCTAAGGGTAACGTTTACACTATCCCAAGCAGCACAACAAGCATGCCTAATCTTAGTAGCATGACACCAGAAGAAACAGTTGTGACTCCTCAGTTCGACGTGTTTGACCGCCAATCTAGCCTAGGATACCCTGGTATGCCACATCGTTTAACTTGGTACGCTATCCGTTACGAAGGTTTTATCGAAGTGCCTGCTTGTCCTAGCAATAACTGCAAGTACCGCTTAACTAGCGACGATGGCTCAATCTTCTCTATCGATAACGTACTGGTTGTTAATCACGACGGTCTTCATAGCCCTTCTAGTAAGGTTGGAACTATCTCGGCATTGCCAGGCTGGCACACGTTCCGCTTAGATTATATGCAAGGACCAGCTTCTCAAATTGCTCTTGCTCTTGAGCAATCAGTCGATGGCGGCGTAACTTTCCAAGTAGTGGCACACGATCAGTTAAAGTTTCTGGTTCAGTAACCGATAAGGAATTAGTCATGGCTGTCAAGACTAGTAAGTTAATCAAAGTAAGTGATAAGAAGTTTCTAAAGTTACCTAGGACAAGACAGCCAACATCTTCTGAGATGTATTATTTCAACGACGAAGTGACTGCAAGAGAGTTTGTCAGCGGCTTGGGTCAGTCACAAAACATCTCTACTGAAAAAGTAGGACACCAGTGGCTGGTAATGGTAGAAGGATTTTGGCCAAAGAAAGGTTCAAAGTGAAAAAACTTTTAGCAGCGTTGATGTTGACAGGATGCGGAACTTTACTAGAAGCGCCGGACTTGGTAACTATCGTAGACCCTCGTCTCCAGCCTTACGTAGACGACTTCTTCATCAGTTGCCGATTTCAAGGCATGTCTGACACGTGCCGTAAGAATTATAAGCGCCTTAAGAAGATTGAGTTTCGACCAGCAGCAGATATGGACCCAGGTATAGCAGGAGTTTGTGAGATCACTAAGCAGCTAGGTTCTCACTACGGCATTATCTACATCAGGCAAGAGTATTTTGATAGCGATATTGGTGAAAATAGTCGTAAGTCGCTAGTATGGCATGAGTTAGGTCACTGTGTTTTATCCATAGGCGATCATATTACAGACAGACCTCACATAATGAATCCTAGTCATTACACACCGGTTAGTATGCTGGATTGGCAAGAAAAGACTGATGATTTTTTTAAGACAGCATCTAGTAAGGAGACAAAAAGCTCCTTCTTGCATAACGACAATGGAAGTTGCGAGGTAGTTAATGAGCAGTAGAGTATTTATAGTAGAGTCAAACGGCGAGTTCGCAGTTGTAAACGAGATCACAAAAGAGTATTTTCAGTATACTGATCTTAACCAGGCGATTAATAAGATTCGAGATATATTACAAGAAGGTAAGAAAACAGAGACGAAAGAAGACGAAGATTATTCATGGGGAGTAGGTGTATGAACAAGGAAGAGAATCTAAAGAAGTGTGTAGAGCTTAATAATATTTATAAAGACTTGAGCAATGCTTTGTATAGTAACGATCTCGTTACTGTGCAGCTACAGTCATCTAAGCTAAAGGAATTCTTAGCAACTCTGCCAGTTATTCCAACACCACCTCCGCAAGAGAAGTTATGATAACAATTCTTGGAGTCCTTTCGTTGCAGGCATCGGCATTCGTGGTCCAACTTACAGGACGTGACTCGGTCCTTAATAGTGATAACACGCGCACCAACTACATGTACTTTTGTACCATGTTGGTAGACAGGCCTTTCCCTACTGCAAGATATAAGGAATATTACCAGTCGACGGTCGTTGTGAACGGTAAGGAGTATAAGTCTGTGCTGATTTATGACACGCGCACCTTGTCACATATCAAAGATATCGTTAAGGATTCTAAAGACTTAGTTGCAGACAAGTTCGATATCACGGACGAGTTAAAGAGGCACTTCTTCCGTAAAGCGAAGGATCTAGGATATCGTCCTCTAGACCTTAACTTCATGATAGATAAGGAGTAATTATGCTAGAGACGATGATTGCTCTAGGGTTCATCTCTATGGCAACACTGCTGGTGTTGATTATAACGCTGGCTACGTATACACTTGCAGTAAGTATCTATCCTCCTCTTGACGACTATATTAACAGTAAGATAGAAGAGGTGGTAACTACTATTAAACGATTGTTTAATCGATGATAAAATATACTAATTATTGTAATTAGTTAGGTAAATAATGGCAGTCAAGAAAGAAAAAGCTAGAAAGAAACTTACATACGAACAAGTATTTAATTTTATTAATAATCTTGGATATAAACTACTAAGTACAGAATATACAAACAGTAGGAATGAGTTAAATATTCAGTGCCCAAAAGGGCATGAGTATTTCATTAAATTTAAGTACTTTAAGTACAGCGGAAACAGGTGCGCAAAGTGCTCCGTAACAAGGACATACACCCACGAAGAAATTAGAGCAAATATCGAAAGTTATGGATATAAATATTTAGACGATGTATATATAAATTCAAAACAATTATTAAATATAATGTGCCCATCTGGCCATGTTTATAAAACAAAATGGGATAATTTTTATCTTGGCAAGAGATGTAAAAAATGCTCGGGTCTTGAAAGATATACATATGATTTTGTTAGTAAAGTTTATGAAAAAGAAGACTATACTCTTTTGACAAAAGAGTATAGAAACGGAAAAACAAAAAACATTGTTAAGTGCCCAAATAATCATATAGTTACATCCACATTCGTAGGTTTTTATCGAAGCGGCAAAAGATGCTCGAAGTGTAATATAAGTAAAACAGAAATTCTAGTTAGGAAGATTTTTGAGCGCATAGTTAATAAGCCATTTCCTAGTACTAGACCAATTTGGCTTATTAATCCAGAAACTGGTAGAAAGCTTGAGTTAGATGGCTATTGTGAAGAGCTACAGCTAGCATTTGAATACGACGGTGAGTGGCATTATCAAAACAACGCAAGACCGGGGTTGCTAAATAGCCAGCAAAATAGAGACAAAGTTAAGAATAGATTATGTAAAGAAAATGGTGTATCCTTGATAAGGATTCCTTATTTTATAGAAAATAAAGAAGAATTTATAAAAAAAGAATTAATTAGACTAAACATAAGGATTAGTGAATGAAAAAAAATAAAGAGCAGGCACAAATATATTCACCAGAGATATTAGAAAAAAGAAAAAAATATCTTTTTAATATCTGTGAGTCTAAAGAAGAGCTGCATGCATTTTTGAAAGCTTTTTTAAAAGTAGATTTACCAAATTATATTGTAGACGAAAACTCTACCTCTAGCCCTATGGATTTTGTATGGGCAGTATATGACGTTATGAGAACTAACGTAGGACCGAAAGAACATGCAGTAGCTGCCGCCCGTGGAACAATGAAAACTCTTACCTCGGCGATCGTTCACTTCTTGGCAATGGTACATTTTAGGCGTTCTTGTGTACAAATCAGTGCCTTAAAGCCTCAGTCCAGATTCTGTCTGCAATACCTAAGTAAGTTTCTAAATATTCCAGAATTGATAGAATATTTTGAAACTCATTCAGCATACGAGTACATGCTTAACAACCTGCCAGCCAATTCTTTTACATCTAAGCCAGATGCAAAAGTGTCTGTAACTGCTGCTACAATCGCAGCTGCGAATGGTTTGCGAGGCTCTCTGCTATGTCGAGACGAAGTCGATTTGATTAAACGGGAGATCTTGGACGAAGTAGCGATGGTGGCTGAGCCTACTCAGTGCGGTAATGCGTTTGACCCAATTACAGTATCGCTTAGCTCTCGTAAAACTAACTCCGGTCCAGTACAGGACTTGATCGAGAAAGCAGAACTAGAAGAGAACGATGGTGTAATCGCTTTACATAAATGGTCTCTAGCAGACTTTATGAAGAAGTGTGAGCCAGAATATCACGGACCAAAGATTTATAAAGCTTTTATCAATGACGATACTTTGCAAATCATTTGGGACGCAGAAGAAAAAGAGAACCTATCCCTAGCGTCTTTCAGAACTATTGAGGCGTATGAGAAATGCAAGGGATGTAAGGCGTTTTTAGTATGCCAAACTAGATCTGCTAACCAAAAGTCAACGGCTGTTGGCCTAAGAAAGATATCGTTCGTTGCTGGGCGGATATCTGACGTTAAGGATATCACCAAGATCAAGGCCCAGTTATTAAATCTAGAGCCTGAAACAACTGGGTTAGTATTCCCGTTACTGTCCAAAGGTCTTCATTACAAAAAGCCTGAAGATGTATTCTTATTCATGAGCGGACAAAACTGGTACGAATACGCAAATATAAATATTGAAAAGGGGTACAAAAAACCACCCACTAAGAGAGATTTATACGAATACGCTCAATCAAAAGGCTGGAAAATAAACTTTGGTATCGACTTTGGTTTTACCGATCCCGCCGTAATCGTTGCTGTTTTATACAATCGAAGAACCAACCATTGCGTTATATTGCATGGCAGGCATTCCCCTGGTTATTCAAACAGCCAATGGGCAGAAACAGTTAAGCAAAATGAATGCCTGTCTTTATCGCCAGATATGATCTGTCCTGATATGGCTGATGCTTCTGCGCATACTTATTTTGCGCCTGATGGGCATGCAGTATGGCGTAACAAGCCAAGAACTATTGATCAGGGTGTAAGTCAGTTACGCGGATTAATGTGGGACCCAGCGACTCAAAAATCTCACTTCGTTATTGCAGACTTTGACGAAGAATCTAAGTGGATCTTTGAATGCTTTTCTAAATGGAGCCATAAAAAGAGCGTTACTGGCACATTTGATATGTCTTCTTACGAGGATGATGAGTATACGCACCCGATCGACTCAGTTCGGTATGCGCTAGAGCCATTTCGTGTACATATAGAAGCGCGTATCACCGCTTCTTCTGCCAAGCCATCGACCGACAACGTCTCATCAGTGATGCAGGCAGTTAACCAAACTTACCGTGACGCTGGCGCTCACATTCCTGACATAATGGGCGACGCTATCTTGCAAGCCTATCGTGACGCTGGTCTTGATAAGCATATCGTAGATGATCCAGGCGTTAGTAAGAAGGCAGACAAGAAGAAGAGTAGTTTTAAGTTCTCGTTCTAGTTGACAATGAAGTATTTTTAATAGAATATCTCTTTATAAGGAGATAATATGACAGACACATTTCATGAAATATCAAAGAATACAAAAGGACGACATACCTCAACTCTGAAGAAGATGACGTTGATGAGTATGGCTTACAACAACGAGCCAAGACCTTCGGACAAGTCTTCTCTTGGCCGTTCTCTTAGGCAGTACACCTATCCTGACTCTGGTAGCTACGATCCAGTTTTTCATAAAGAGTTGCTAGAGGTTAGGCCACAATGGCTATCTAAGAAATACGACTCGAATGCCAAGAAGCAGCGTATCTTAGAACTCGCATCGAGCGGCGCTTCTAGAAAAGACCTGGCAGATTGCGAGTTAGACACCCCTCTTAGGGGTTATACAACCCTTAATAATTCATCTTACGATCCTGATTTTAATAAGCTTGTAAGAACAGTCGCACCTCAGTGGTTTAAGTCTTCTTTTGAAACAAAGAAGGAAGGCTTACTAGCTCTTGCTCAGTCCGGCGCTCCAAAACCACACCCTAAAACAGTGCTTGGGCGGTTCTTGATAGCCATATCAACTCAAGGTTCTTCTAAGTACGATCCTTCTCTCTTCTCGATCGTCTTGTCTATATCGCCGAGTTGGCAGTAATTTTAACAACAAACACCTAGAGTTTTAGAGTAAAATAGTCTAAGATTGACCACAACAGGGCTTTTTAGTCTACTTTATGGCGAGTTAGGTATGTAATTCGTCATGTATCGACTCAGAACTTGTTAAAAATACTGAGGACTGGATGAAGATATTTGTATCGCTATCTGACGACCCTTTATCTGATTTTTACATGGGTGAAGAGGCATGCAACTTTGTAGAAAGTCTTGGTTTTTCTTACGTATGTCCTGTTCATGAACTAGGACTAACATACAATTATGCCCACTCAGAAGGAAGAAACGAGATGGTAACTATTGGTAAGGAACTTATGCCAACTTGCGATGAGGTCTGGATATTCGGAGACAGACTTGGCGGTATCTCGTTTGAGGAAAAGAAAACTGCGATCTTTCTTGGTAAAAAGATTAAAAGAATCAGTTCTGTTCATATTCGTTCTAAAGTCATTCCAGAGGAGTACATCTAATGACAACGTATCTCACCTTAAATTTATCGTCCAGCCTCGCTTCTTCAAAGAATGCATTGACTGCACCGAACTCTTCTAAGTTCTCTGTCTGTCTTACAGCAGTAGAACTTAAGCAGTCAGCTGAGTTTACAGAAACTCTAGCACCGTTCGAGTCGAAAACCTTAGTAAGTACCAGACGTGCGTCGAGTCTTACTAACACCACTGAGTTGCAGATTAGTCAACCAATCTCGTCACTCTCAACGACTTGGCGTATGTCTTGGACTGGCACAGGAACTGATCCTCAGTTCCGTACCGCTCGTGCACTTAGTACATCTGCATTGACTGCTATTACTATTACTCGCCTGTCAGACACGATCGTTCGTATTAGTCAGGCCACCGCTCCTCTTTCTACGACTGCTATTCTAATCGGTGACTATCTTCTGATCGAGAAAACAACTGACTCTTTTACAAGTCCGTTCGCTACCTCTAACCAGGGTACTCCTGTAAAAGTTGTTGGTAAAACATCTACCACTATCGATGTTCAAGACAACGGCTTCATGGTAGCAGAGACCGCTGTTGTACTAGGCGCAGACTTTGCTAAAGTTCTTAAGGTGTTTTCGTCAGCAGGTGTACAAGTTAATGATACTCTAGTAATCAAGTCGACTGTCTTGAATGCCGGTAACCGTGGTGAGTTTAAGGTCACCGCTGTTTCTTCTGACTACGTAGAGATCGAGGCAAGTTCTCTTGTGTTAGAAACTGTTTCCGGAGTAGTATCTACCGATCTATACTTCGCAGACGAGGTTATTCGGTTCCTAGGATTGTCTGCTAGTGGTAAGGTCAAGGTCACTATCGATGGCGAGCCAGTAGAGACTTCTATCCTTGACACTACGTCTTTCTTGGCTGGAACTTTTAAATGCACGGAAATTGTTATAGAAAATCTGACAGACTTAGGTGTCTCGATCTCCGGCGCTTACGCCTCAACTGGCTTTGAAGATTGTTAAGGGTGATTTATGACAGACAAAAAAGACGAGAAAAGTAAGATATATATTAGCTCGCTAGATACTGAAGATGGCTACAAGCTTGGCCGTAACAGTATTACAGAGCAGATCAAGAAGTCGATGGGCGACTATCGCCCGACCGAAGAAGAAAAGAAGAAGCGGAAGTATAAAGGCTCTAAAGTTGTATTTACAAGCAAGTACAGCACGAACGTTAACTTTGGCGATTCTTTGTCAAAAGAGGGACGAAGATTATCTGACCGAGAACTTAGAGACTTAGCAAGTATCGATCCTTATATCTCTGCTATCATCGGTACGAGAATTGCGCAGATTTCTGGAATGGCAGACAGGTCTGCTAGTAAGTTTGACAAGGGTGTTCGAGTTATCGATATACAGCGATTGGACAGAGATGATTACGAGAACGACGAAGCGTACGAAGAAGCGCTAAAGATTCGAGAAGCAGAGAAAGAAGCTATTATACGATGGATCTTGTCTTGCGGAACTAACGATAGTACAGTATTGGACGAGATTTATAAGGGCGCAGACCCTATGTTCAAGTATTGTAATCTTATAGACTATTTCCAAGCTCAAACATATAATCTGCTCACGTTTGGTCGAGCGGCTCGACAAAATCTACGCGCGAGTGATGGCACTATCGTTGCTTTCCGTCCTGGACCAGTAGAGACAATCAAACCAGTAAGGCCTTATCACAAGGTTAATATTAGCCAGGCTGACTCAACCACATCTTTCCAGTCTATAGAAGATGTTAGTAAGTACAATAAGCTGCCTGAGTTTGACAGACCGATCTCGTACGTTCAAGAAATAGACGGTTTTCAGTCTAATTTCTTTACTGACCAAGATCTAAAAATGATGTATTATCAAGTACAGTCATTAACAGACCTTAATGGTTACCCCTTAAGCCCTATTGAACAAGCGTTGTTCTTAGTGTACATGAATCAGCACTGCCTTTCTTACTTACGTAACCAGTTTGTAAAAGGCGTACTTACTAAGTCAATGCTGGTACTTACATCAACAGATCCTTCTGTTCAGATCTCTCAAGAAGACTTGGCTACGTTCAAGGCAGAGTTGCAGAACTACGCCTCAAGAACAGATAACAGCTCTGCTGTTCCTGTACTAGCTGGCCCTATCAATGTTAATAATGTTCGCTTGAATGACAACATGAAAGATATGGAATGGCCTACCTTGTCTAACATGATCGTACGCGCTTTGTGTAGCGCGTTCCAGATCAGCCCTCTTGAGGCAGGTTTTGGTCAGCTAGGTGACAGCGCAGGCTTAACTAGTGGCAATAAAGATTATGATCTTGTCCAGGGCGAAGAGCGTGGACTAAGAATGATCGCGGATATTCTGATAAAGGACTTGAACGACGCAGTATTCGACAACTTCCCTTCAGCTAAGGAAAAGTACAAGGTAGAGCTTAACGGCGTTGGTAACGAAACTCGTGAAGGGGTTATTGGCCGTCAAGTTCAAGAGATGAGCACGACAGCTACCATGAACGACTTGCTTGCTGAGTCTGACAAGAATCGACTCTTGTCTTATGGCGGCGAAGTGCCTATGAGCCCTACATTCCATAACTCGGTCGTCCGTTACATGAAGTACGGCGTGTTTCTTGAACATTTCTTCGGTGAAGAAGGTGCGTCTAAGAAACCAGAGTACGATTTCTTAGTAGATCCAAGCCTTAACCAGGCTTATCAGGCAGCTAAGTTAAAGACTCAAGAGATGGCAGCCCAGGCTCAAGCACTCCAGTTAGAACAGCAGAAGCAACAGCTTGCCCAAGCTGACCAGCAGATGCAGATGCAGCAGCAACAGGCAGAGATGGCACAGCAGCAGGCGCAACAGCCTCAGGAAGAGCCGAAGCCTGAACTAGAGAAGTCAGACGACAACGATCGTAGTTTGCTCGATGCTCTGCTTAACAAGTCGGAGTCCATGCTGAAGTCATGGAACAATGCTCAAGAAGAGATAATGAGCCAAGGCATTGACAAGGAAGAGTAATCCGTTGTAAATATATACATAAGAGCGTGTATTACTTAGATATACGCTATTTTTAGCATACCTAGATTGTAAATTATTTCAGTGAAAATTTGACATTAACCAATTAACTGGGGTATTTACATGGATCTGTTTGATAAGATTAACGAAAACGGGAAAGCGGCTGAGCCTGCTACTCAGCAGTCTGTAGAAGAATTACTAACTATGATTAACGAGATGGCCATGTCATACGGCGCTCTTGTAGACATGGTTTCTAATCTTCAGAAACAGAACATCTCACTAAGAGCAAAAGTTCAATGGTTAGACGAGCATGTTGTGTTCCTCTTGGCTAAAGATCCTGAGTATGTAGAGCATGCAGAAAAAGTAATCAAAGAAAGCCAAGCTAAGGAAGGCGACAATGACCAAGGAAACTCGGTTTCAACAGTCATGCCCTCGTAAGCTGTCGAAATATCCTACCAAGCCATGCCCTCTTG